CCCAGTTCTGTATAATTAATTTCACTATCTTTATGCCAAAGTTCTTGAATATCTTCAAGTTTCAAATCACCTCCTTAAATAATAATAAATTGGTTTTCCATACTAGTTGTTGAGTAGGTTTTCAACCGTATAAACATCATAACGAAAAGAAACATCTGCAGTAACATAATCTATATCTGTTCCACCACTATCAAATGCAATTGAAGTAAGACTTAATGGGAAACACTCTCTAAATACAAAATTTATCTGTGCGTTCATATTACTGGTCAATACAGTTAAAGTTGCGTCAGTAGTCAACTCTGAGGTTTCTGATAATTTTTTATATTTTGCTTGACCCTCTTCAGTTGGAAATCCAAGTCCAATAATCCAATCATAAATTGATAGCCAATTTTTCATATTTTCATCTACTATGAATTTTATTGACAACTCTTCAAAAGCAACTTCATCACCAGCAATGTCTATGGCTTTTAATGGTGTAGGAACACTAATAGAACTTATAGAAATCCCAGGCAAAGTAGCAGATTGACAGAAATAGTTTACTGCTGGAAAATTGTTAAGTTGAAATTTAAACCCAATGGGGCTCAAAAAATTAGTATTGATTGGTTGACCTTGTAATGCAGACATATTTGGAGTATCCTTTCTGTAGTATTTAGTAAGGACAAAAAAAAGGGTGACTACAATTAAGTAATCACCCTTCACGGTCTTTAGGGGTAGCGGCTCCTAAAGTATTAACTTACATCAGATTGTCAACTCTGACCATTCTGTAGTAATAGTTACCGTTGGCATCAATTGTTCCGTCGCCGTCAGAGTGTCCAAATGGATTGGATACGATTCCGTAACGTGTTTTGAAACCAATTTTTGGTTGAAAGGAACTTTCACCAACCGCACGAACCATTTGTAGTGGAACGTAAGGACAGTAGAAGATACCTGCATCATAAGCAGATGAACCTTTGTAACCTACACAGAAGAAGTTAGTTGCTGACGCACTGAAATATGGATCAACATAAACTTTGTAACGTCCGTTGAGTGTTCCAACGAATGTGTTACCTGTGTCATCAATTCCAGATCCGTCTAACATTCCGCCCATAGCTAGAGCAGAAGCAACGTCTGAGGATGTGATGATGATGTTACCTTTACCGCGACGTGTTGACTTTGCAATTGCATTTGCATCACGTTCTACTTGGAACATCAGGCCTTTGAATTTCTCAACAGACCAACGTCCGTTTGAGTCAACATCAAGGTCAAAAACACCAGCTGTTGATGTGTTGTGTTGTGCTCCGTGTTGTGCACCAAAATAAATGGTACGGATAACTTCACGGTTAATTTCTGCCAAAATCTCTTGTGAGAGAATGTTAGCAAGTTCTGTTTCAGCATCCAAACCGTGAACGGCTTTAAGATCCTGTGCCAATTCCATCGAGTACTCACCCTTGAGTGCACGTGTCTTAGCTGTAACAGTTACACGATCAATGGAGAATGACATTTGCTGGAAATCTTCAGCAGCTGTACCGGCAGTACCAGTAAGACCGAAAGTTTCAGCAGTTGCCGTTGAGTTACCTACACCCAATACTGCGGAGTATGTTCCACCCTGAGCTGCTGCTTGAGCTGCGGCTCCGGAGCTGACCATATCACCACCAGCATCACCAGAATGTGTGGATTCTGGTTCACTATAGGAAGCTTCAGCACCACCTTGTGAATCGTAACGAGGACGCATTGCGAAAATAAGTCCTGTAGGCCCTGTCATTGGTTGAACACCACAAACGTCATAAGCAACCAAATTAGGCATTGCGCGACGAATCATGGAGATCAAAACTGGATCTTGATATTGTATTCCACCACTGGAACTTGCTGTTGGTGCAAGTGATGTCATTGAGGTTGCTGCTTCCATCAAAGAGCCGCGACCTTCTGCAGATGCCTGCTCAGCCATGGCTATTTCTTGGTTTTCCAAAAGAACGGCGGTAACCGCTTTTCGGTATGGGTCTTTAATCTCTGGCATATCTGGATGGTTCAATACCGGAGCCCACTTTTGTTGTAGTCCTTCAGCTAGATACATTTTTTGTAATCTCCTAAAAATGTTATTTGTTTAAACGAGTTAATGCAGAAGCATACTTACTCATAATTGGATCAGTAGTTGATTCAGAAATATTTTGTTCTTCCTCAGTATTTTCCAATTCTTCTGTAATAGTTTCTGACTGTTGCTTAGGAAAATAATTTTCCTTAATGACTTCAAGTTTCTCAGAATATTGAGACTTGTCTTCAAAATCTATACCATCAGCCAATTTACCTAGTTTTTCTTTTTCGGTATCGGCGAGGTCTTCTGAAACTTCTCTCAAAGTTTCAGCCTTTTTATAATCAGCAAGTTCTTTTTTGATGTCTACACTTGTGTTAATAGACTCATCAAGTTTTTGCTCTAGTTCTTCAACTTTCTCAAATAGATCGTCAACAAGGTCAACTTTCTCTTCTGGAATGTCAATGTAATGCTCTGTAAAGAGATTCTTGAGGCCTGTCATGAAATCTTCTACCAATTCGGATCGGATTCCTTTTTCAACAGCCAACTCGTTCTCTTTCATCCACTCTTCAGTAACATAGTTGAGATATCCGTCAACTTTTTCTGTAACTGTGGATAAATGTTCTTCTTTTGCTTCAGTCATTTCTATGTTATAATTAGTTTCTAACTCATCAACTCTTTGATTGACTTCAGAAATTACTTTAGCAGTAACTGCAGCTTCAAATATTGTGGAAGCTTTAGTTTTAAACTCTTCAGAAAGATCTTCACCACTTACTAGTGCATCCATGTCTTCTTTGACATCAATATCAAGATCTTCTTTCTTGAGTTTTTTATTTTCCATCTTATAACCAGCTTTTACTTCTTCTTCATCATCATCATCGGACTCATCTTCTTCGGCCAGAGTTGATCCCATGATTTTTGAGAAAGAATCAGAAAGATCAGACTTCTTCATACCATTTAATTGGTTATAAAGTGCCTTAATCATTCCAGCTTTGGTTTTAGGAGTAGAAACAGCTTCTTCCATTTCTTCTTCCTCTTCATCTTCCATTCCATCTTCATCTTCTTTAACCTTAGCTTTTGCCTCGTCTAAGATTTCTTCGCCCGAAGACTCCGCAACAGCTTGTTGCTCCTCTTCCAGTTCTTCAGCCGTTTGTTCCAAAATTTCTTCAGACATTGAAAATCTCCTGTAATGTTATCTGTGTGTATGTTAACTAATATTATTTATAAGAACTTATATTTACAACTTAACAATAAAATCTTTAAAAGCCTCAACTAGTACGCTCTCGCGTCCCTTTCTTGAAGAATTTTCAATTTTATCTTTATATTCTTGGATCTGTGTCTCTTTAAGAAGACCATTGTCCCAAATCCATTCTTTGCCTTCCATGATTCCTGCCACAAAGGCGTCAGGAGCGGAAGGATCAGCAACTATATCGGCTGCTGTTGCAAGGTAAAAGTCACCTTGAACTTCTGAAATACCATCTTTACCAGATTTTAAAGAACCCATACCTCTTGATGAAACTCCTAATTGAGCACCTTCATCAATAAGACTCTTTACAATCTTTCCGTATGGTGTATCTAAAATTTTAGCTCGTCCCATGAAGTTTTGGTCTACTTCTTCCAACTCTTCAATCATGTGGGAAACTCTTTCCAAATTAACCGTTGGCCCATCTGGATGCCCTAATTCACCGAAAGCTCTTTTCTTAACGATAAACTCATCAGAGTATCTTTTTGCTTCTTTTTGAAGAACTTCTGTTGGATATATTCTACCATTTCGATTCTTCTTATTTGCTTGCATGAAGATACCTTCAATGAAGTAATTCTTACCACCATCTTTTTTGGCTTCTGTAAGAAATTCTACATTTGTTGCTTCTTCGCTAATTAGTTTCATGGTTCTCTCCGTTTGTTATTTTTCTTTTGCACTAGCCTGACGCATTTTAAAAGCATCTTTCATTTTCTTTTTGATCATGGGTTTCAATCTTTTTTTCCACTTATTACCCATTTTTTGTACTTTAAGATCGGCCTTCTTCTCTATAGAATTTTTTATTCCAATTGATGCCTCAGGATCTTTATATTTTCCTGCCTTATCTACTATTGCAATTGCTTTTTGTCTTACTGCTTTAGTTACCGCCTTTTCAATCTTATCCATACTCGGCGGTTTTTTCATTGACCTTTTTCTTTTTATGGCAGTAATTTTTGCTTTCTTTTTGGAAATGATTGACCGCTTCCTTCTTTGTGCGATAGTCATCGCTTCCGTAAAATCTTTAAATGTTTTCATTAGTATGCGTCCGAAAATCCGTGTTGGTTAAATCTGTATCCAAGTTGTCCATTCTTCATGAAATTTGGTAGTTCAAATCCTTCCATTTTTCCTATCTCTATTCCTATCAAGTAAGTATCAACATTAGCAGCACCTACTGTTGTTACAGAAACATCTCCAAGTACATTACTAGTATTTCCATCTGCAGCTCCCATACTTATTGGGCCACCAAATTGTCCACTATCTGCGTAATTGTAATAACCACTACCACCTCTCAAAAATGCAATAGTTTGTTCTGTGGAACTTCCATCAAAGAAAATTCTAGTATGGTCAATACCAGTTGCTATATTCCACCAAAGTTTCCTGAGATTAATTTTTGGTGTAGCGATAGCCAATCGTGTACTACCATGAGTGAGTGAAGAACAAAGTCCAGAAACACCCCCTGTTAAAGTTTTTCCAACTCCAACATCTGTCGCAGTTTCTGCAGTCCAACCTAGAGGGGTTATATCAGTGGCACTTGTAACTTTATAAGCTTTAAAAGTTGTGGCGCCTGCAGTGAAATCTGTAACTCTCAGGAATATTGCTGTAGAATCATTTGTGGTCAGTACTTCTCCGATACACAAATTTGTAGTTGGTGCAGATGCCAAAGTTACAGTAGCTGAAGCATAAGCTAATGTAGAAAGATTAGCCCAGAGACTAGCAGAAAGGTTACTTGCATCACCTGCAAGACCTGTAAATTGCACTGTATACCTTGTATTAGTATCTTTTATCTCATTTTCTACTTTGGTAATTGCCATCTGTTATCCTTCGTGTGCTTTTCCGAGAACCTTCATGAATGCTCGTTCAGTTCTTTGGATTTGTTGAATAGTTCTATTTTTTTCTGAAGAGCTTAGCCCTTCTATATATTTAACCAAAATCTGCGATGTAAGCGGATCTATCGGTATATCTGCTCCATCATCTAAAGTAATTTCACT